TGAGCCCGGGTAGGCTCCTGACAAGCCAGCCCGGACTCATTTGACGCAGCGTTGTGGTCGTAGTTGTGTTGTGTACGAATAAATACCGGAGCTGCCGGTATGTCTTTTGTAGATTTCATCTTAGTTCTCCGAACGGGGTTAGTGAGTTGGGGTATTTGTTGATGCCTTTCCATGCACCTTCTGCGCCTTTGCGTAAGTCGCGGTAGATGCTTGGTGGGGCGAGGGAATCGCCGCGAGCCGTAAACGGTGTGCGGGCGATGGTTTCTGCGCCAGTAGCGTTAGAGGAATAGGCTTGAGCTCTCAAGTTGTTGATGAGAGCGCCTATTTGTTTGTCATACAGTTTGTAGCCGCCTTGTTTAAAGCGTTCGCTAATGGTTTCTTCGAGAACCTTTGCGGCTTGGGTTTTGTTAAGCAGGGCAGCGGACGAATCACGTTCGCCTTGCTGCTCGATTGCAAAGTTTTGCATTTGCATGTTTTTGAATTGCTGGGCAGCCATAAACGCTTCGCGGGCTGAGTTTCCAGCAGGTCCGAGGACGTTTTCCATTGTGGCTTGTGCGCCTCCAGCCGCAGCTCCGGAAGGTGTTCCGGCGCCGCCTTGGGAGTAAGCCAACATGGGATTAAGACCTGCCGCTTTTAAGTCGGCTACGGTCGTTTGATATTGAGTTGCTCGCATACGCTCTTGGAAGTCCATTTGCTGCTTTGTTTGAGCAGCTTGGAACTCCCGGTTTGCGTTTGCTTGCGCTGAATTGGCAGCGTTTGCTTGATTGCCTCCAAAGATGGAGGATCCAGCTCCGATGCCTGCAGAAATGATGGGCGCTGCCGCCGTTAATAATTCCAGCATGATTAGAAGTGATCAATTAAGCCCGGTACGCTATACATTGGCATTGGTCGTGCCATGCGTACGGAGAAGAATGAATCGAATATGAATTGCTGACCGTTTGCGGACGCGCCTACTGCAAGTGCGCGCTCGAGCGGTACATTTTCTTGAATAAATGTTTCATTCAAGGTTGGTAATGATGTGAAGTTTTGTGCGAAATGCCAGCCGTCTAAAGTGCCGGCTGCGGTACTTCGCATTAAGCCAGTAATTTGGCTTGGTTTGTAGCGGTACTCTGCCCAACGTTCTTGATAGCCGAACACTCCGTTGTCCTGGACGGGATCGCCAGTTGCGTAGATTTCCTTGTTCAGGATGGCTTGTTCGCCGAGTTGCGCGAACGCAGGGAAGTAGAAGTCGTACCGAGTTGAGCGGCTCCACATACGTGGTAAGCCTTGCTGGTAGGTAAGGTCGGCGCGTACGCTGACCATACCGATGATTACTCCGTGCTCAGTAAACGATTGAGTAAAGCCATTGTTAGTAGCCAAGGCAGTGCCAATAGCACCAAGTGTACCGAGAGGGGTAGACGAGCCAGTAACAGTAGAGCTCGAATTTTGAGCAATCGGAGAGATATTGATGGGAGTTGAACCTCCGCCCAAGTATTCAGGGCGTTGCAGACGAGCGTCAGGGGATACAACACCGAAATGACTGCGAATAATTTCAGTGTATCGAGTGCCGCCTCGCGCGTCGCGTTCCAGCAATTTCTGAATTTGAAATGCTTGGCGAAGTTGGTTAATTGTTGCTGCAGTCGCGTCAGATAAGTCTGCATAGAGTCCTGTTGAGTCGGCAGTTAAGCCTGTTTGAGTACCGAATTGAGCTGGAGCTGAAGCTCCGGGAAAGCCATTGGCATACATGAACGATTGGTTGGCTCCGCCGCCAAACATCGTTACACCGTATTGCCCAGTTCCTTCGGTGAGTTGAATTTGGTTGCCGTTGGAATAAATGTTGACGTTGCCCATAATTGGGGCTTGCGTTCCTAATGGCAGCGAAACGCTTTCGCCTTTCTGCGGCCATGGAAGTGCGCTAGTGAAATAGTCGTGCCGTTTGCCACGTTTACGTAATACGTAGTTTGAGACGAGGTCGCCGCCGTCGGCGGTGTCTACGACGATCGAATCTTGTAAGTTTTGGTCACGGAACCACTCATTCCAAATGAGGTTGTATGCGCGTGTCCATAATGCGCCATGGGTAATCGTCGCTGTTGCTCCGAGTTGCCCTTTGGTTGGTAAGCCCATGTAGTCTTGGAGGCTATTTACTTCGTAGCCTCCAGCAGGGCTAGTTTGTGTTGGGATTACGTACGAAGTCGAATCGCCGGGTTTTTCTTGTTCGCCCATGAATTTTTGCCAGTTATCCCATAACAGGCGATTTGGGACGAAGAAGAAGAATGAATCGAGGTGTAAGTTATCCATTGATGGATAGAGAGGAGTTGCCATTCGTGCGAAGGCAGTCATCTTGAGATTGAATGTGTCGCCGGGAAGCACTTCGTCTACATAGACGGGTACGAGCCATCCGCTATCGAAGGTTGTTTTATGAGTTTTTTCAGCTTTAAAGGATGAGCGGGGAATATCTGCTCGGGGAACCATTGCGAATTGGTGTGTGCTTGCCGATTTGTTGCGGAACATTGTTTTTCCTTGGTAGTGTCCTCCGGAAGAGGGTAGGGGAGTGGTTCACTACGTGAGCCACCCCCTGCCTTTCCGCGAGGGGGGTTTGTTTATGTGGTTTTTGCGTTTTTGCCTAGAATGAGTAATTCAGGTGTATCTTTAATTTCGAATTTGGCGGTTGAGTCGTCGAAGGTGCCGAGCTCATATAAATCGAAATCATCAGGATGGTTGTAGAGCTGATTGTTAGGATCATTGCGATTGATCTCATCAGTAAAAGCGCGTATTGCTAAGCCAATGGATTGGACGTACATTGGACGGCTATAAGCCTCTGCTGCGCGGTCTCTTGTTGAACATAAAATTAGAAGCATCAGGTTTTCCTATTTGTAAGTTGTTGATTTTTAACGCTTTTTTTTGGAGCTTTGCGTATAATCATTATTGTGTTAAATCAATAAGTTACGCTATTTTCCTCAAAAGTTTTTTGAGTTTTGCCTTAGTTACGGCTTCCTTTGCAGCAAGCCTTTCTGCGGTTTTTTCCTCAGGTTTTAGTTTAGCACGTTGTTCTCGTTTGTCGAGGATTTCTTGCCACTCGTATATCGTCATTTTTTTTTGAATTAATTTGTCGTAATAGCGGGGTGGGTTAGCAAGTTTTCCTCGAACTTCGATGTAATCGTGTGGGTAAACGTCTGAGGAGTATTTTTCGAGCCAATTAGCACCGATTCCGGGCTTTAGGCTCATTCTGTTGAACTCAGGTTCTAGGGTAATAAGTTCTCCAGTTGCGAGGTCGCAGAATTGGTAGTGTTCTTCCTTTTTGATGTGGTTTCCCTCTTGGTCGAGTTCTCCGTTATATTTTTGCATGATGTATCGGGCAACGTAGGCTGCCGATTCGAAAGTAACGTCTCCAACGGAGGAATAACCAAATGACCAGAGCTTTTCAAGGTCTTTGGATGTATATAGGAGAGAATTAGAGGCAGTCCTTTTCCATAGTTCCTTATCATCGAAATCGAATCCGAAGATACAGGCGTGGAAGTGAGGGCGGCTGAAAGTTGAGCCATACTCTCCAGCCATGTAATAACGTATTGTTCTTCCGGGGTAGGCTTTTCTGAATCGTTTGATGAATTTTTGGAAGTCGGGGTAGTGCAGGCTGCCGCCTGCTGGGAGGTGTTCGTTGTCATAAGTCAGGGTAATAAAACAGTTTTTTTCGTGCAATGAGGCTTCGTGCATGCAGCGCGTTGCCCATTGACGTGATTTTTCTAGCCTGCAGCCAACGCATTGACCGCAGGATAGATTGAGTTTTTCCACGTACGCATACTGCGTTGTCTTGGAAAAAATAATGTCCCCCTTCGGGGTACGGAAGGCTTTGAGTGGTTTATAGCATGCCATGTCAGGTGGGCTTTCCTATGGTTAGAGGCGATAGCCGCCTCGCATAGGGTTTCCCCTGATATTGAGCAGGTTTGTACGGCTAGTATTTTTGCGGAACTGCTTCGCAGATTGCCGCTTGTTAGCTTTTTTTCTATACATTTTCAAAGTCCTTTTGGTGGTGGTTTTTTGGGTGTTTTAGGTGATTGGTGTCACCTGTACCAGTTACATCAAGTAGAGGTAACTGGTACACCCCCTTTTAGGGGGTATCGGTGACGGTTTCTTGGGTGTTTACAGGCTCAGAATATGAGCTTGTAGGATTGACTAATCCGAGCTTTTCAGCTTCGGCTTTATTGCTTGGATCATTGAGGAATCCAATGAGATTAGCGGGGTTGTTATCGAATTGGGTTCGAATATCGGCAGGCAGAGCCATGAAATCGTCTTCTGCTGCGATTATTTTGTTTAACGCGGTGTGATAGTCTTCCGCGTTCGTGAAGTCGCCATAGCGCGCTTCTGATTGGTTTATGGGCATTTTGCCCGTAATACCGAATCGTTTCACGATCACGTTGATGTCGCACTCTTCCTTGTGGTGCTGCTGAGCCCGAGTTGGCTCCTGACAAGCCAGCCCGGACTCATTTGACGCAGCGTTGTGGTCGTAGTTGTGTTGTGTACGAATAAATACCGGAGCTGCCGGTATGTCTTTTGTAGATTTCATCTTAGTTCTCCGAACGGGG